ACACGACGCTCTTCCGATCTGAGTGGAGGAATTGGCATGAGTGGAAAAATTGTGTCTGTAGATGAAGCGATAAGGTTATTAACTGAGTATAAGAAAAACGGTGGAGAGAATGTGTTATTTTCCTCATTTGATTTAGATACAAGATCCCCTGATTGTGAAGCTATTCCAATAAGTGTGACTTGTGGGATTAAAGCAATTACAACAGGTCTTCCGATCACATATAATAGAAACTTTATAATGTCAACATTAAAAACACAAGATAAAAATAAAGAGAAGACGATATTATTTGCTGAGAAGGGACATATGAAAATATAAAATCGAAAAAAATACAAACAAATGTTCTGGAAAGTATTGACACAAACAAATGTTTGGTATATGATATGAACATCTTCACAAGATAATAAAAAAGTAAGGATCTTATCTCGGTGCTGGAACACCATATGAGATAAGAACCTTACGACACACAACATAGAAGATTACTGGAATAATCTAATATGTTATAATTAGTTTAGAACTCTTGGCAAAAAATGTCAAGCAAAATCTTTATTAATCATAGCGTTTCTGCGATTATTTCAATTAATTACAACTAAATATAGGGAAATATTACAAATGAAAGTCGGCTTTCATCGTAGTTTTTGTACTCATTTTTAGGGAATTTAGCTCAATTTTGGGAGAGTGACGGTCTTAGAACTGTAGGGTATGGGTTCAAGTCCCATAATTCCCACTAAAAGAAAAATGAAAGGAGAGATATAGTTGGAATGTTTGATTACTAACGGCAAACAGTACATCAGACTTGATTCAAATGGTACTCCACAAACTTGCGGTCAGGTGCTTGCTGATAGATTTCCAGAAGATAAAGCACGAAACATTATTAGAAATTTACCAAAACCTATGCGAAAATTTCATTTTAATGTGCAGCTTATTCCTGAGATCAATGCATCTGTTAAGCAAGTGGAAGAAGCAAAGTTACCAGATGATAGTAATGATGTACTAACAGAACTCGATGATTATTATGAGGATTATCAGAGAAATCCTAAATATGACAATCCTTACACCTATCACGGAGAAACATCTTTAGAAAAAGAAATGTCTGTAAATCATGTAGATATAGGAAATTTCTTTAAGATGGTGATTGAATGCGTTTCTGATAGAGAAGTTTATATTGAGAACATGGAATATCTTATCAAAGAATATGACTTAAAGATTCTTGATGTAAGGCACTTCATTAGAGATGAGGACACTAAATTAGGTACAGTTTCAATGAGCAGAATTAGTTACTTATTGCAGTACTATGAACGTCAACGGGCTATATGTAAGAGAAATAGAAATTGCGCAAAGATTTTTCAGTACCATGTTTAGAGGTTTAAGAGCAAGAAGTATATGAAAGTAATTGATACAATCATGAACTCTAAATATAAGTATAGGCGGTTGAGTAAAACTTATCTTGAAGATTATGCAAAAGGCATAACCAGGGAGAAGAAATAATTATTACATAGCAACTATTAACAGAAAGGAATCGGTGATACAAATGCACTACACACAGATTTTGGAATCTTATTACAAAGTTAATGAGAATAATCCAGAAGAATCAGCAAAGAAATTACATAATGTTGTAGATAAAATTCTAAAACAATTTGGTGGTATCACCGATATTGATAGGGATGAATGTTATTCTATAGCAAATTTAGAGATTACAAAATATATCAAAAGTCAATTAGATAAAGGAATTGAAGATTTTGATGAAGATAAATTCAATGGATTTATATATTTTGCAATTTCCAGAAAAGTTAAGATGCATATTACAAGGAAAAACAGACAAAAGCGTTGCAAAATTGTAACAAAAATGGAAGATGGAAAGGAAATTAAGGAATATATTTATCCAACATCATTAGATAATCTCATGTCTGACGATGGAAAAACAAAGATGATTGATATAATTCCTTCTGATTTTGATATAGAAAGCAGTATTGATGTAGGAGAACTATTAAATCTTGGAGAAAATGTAGTCAAATATATTGCTTCTCTTGGGTGTATAGAGCGCAAAATTGCAGATTTAATAATGCAAGGATGTAATTCTACGGAGATCAAAAGCATATTAAAGCTTTCGGATAAAGAATATAATACATATCTTTCTGATATGAAAGAATATGAAAAAAGACAACTTCTAAAAACGGAAGAATGTGAGAATGCAAATATTGAGGAGGAATTACCAATGGAAACAAAAACAACAACATCAGAAAGAACGAAGTCTACCAGTTATTCAATAGAATCTCTTAGTAAACAGTTAAGACAACACAGATTAAGAGACAACCATCCGTTGCAAAGAACTTCTGGACAATGGAGTTTACTTACAAAAAGTGAATTAATTTCTGATATTTTACAAGGTAATTCACTTTTACAGATTGTAATTTCAGAAGAAATCAAAGCTGGAATTATAATGCATTGGTTAATTGATGGAAAACAGCGTTCTACAAATTTAAAAGATTATCTTGAAGATGGATTTGCAATTTCCAAAAATGTACAGAGATATATGATTGAATATCAGAGCGACAAAACAGATGAAGATGGAAATGTAATTTTGAATGAAGATGGATTTCCAATACCTGAAAGTAAAACGTTTGATATTCGTGGAAAGAAATTTTCTCAGTTGCCAGAAGAATTACAGGACAAATTTAGAGATTATCAAGTTCCTGTAATGCTTAATTTGAATTGTACAAAGAAAGATATTGCTTACGATATTGCACGATTCAATAGATGTAGACCAATGAATGTTTCTCAGTCAGGATGGCTAGGATTAGAAGAATCCTATGCTGAATATGTAGATAAGATTTTAAAGATGGACTTCTTTAAGGTTGATTGTGATAAGTCAAGTTATTCAAATACGAATATTAAGAACGGATCACTTAGAAGAATTATTATTGAAGCAATAATGACATCTAAATATCTTAGCCATTTTGATAAAGACTTTGGTAAAATGTGTGCTTACTTAACTGAAAATGCAAATGAATCAGTATTTATTGATTTTTATTTGACATTGGAGAAGTTATCTAATGTGTTAAGAGGTGATACATCAGATATTTTTAATAACAAAAATTCATTTTTATGGTTTGCTTTATTTGATAAATTCTTAGAATACGACATTGAAGATGATAAATTTAATGGATTTATTCAGGAATTTAAAGAGACATTACATAATAAAGAAATTAATGGCATTACATACGATTGTTTAAATGGTCAGAAAGGGACAAAGGATCGTTCTTCCGTAACAAAAAGATTCAATCATTTGCTTACGCTGATGAAAGAATACTTACATATCGAAGATTCTGTTGAGGAAATCACAGAAGATCCTGAGCCAGAAACCGTTGAAGATGATTTATTTGATACAGAAACGGTCGAAGAATCACCTGAGAAACCAATTATTGCAGAAGTAACAGAGTATTCAGCAATTGGAAATGTGGAAATTGAACACGTTGAAGGAGAAGTAGTAGATAGTACAATTAATACCGATATGAAATCTGCATTGAATTTTGTACGAAAATATGTGGATGAATCAATTTCAGAACTTGATGTGCAGGACTATGAAGAATATTTAGATACGATTACTTTAGACGTTGACAATTCATCAAAACTTCTCGATGCCGCTAACCATGATTCTATCATTGGAGTTATTGCATATGCCTATCAGAACGATGTAGATTGTGATGATTGGTTTAAGGATTATTTCAATAGAAATAATACATATGACGTTGATCAGAAAAAGAACTATCTCAATATGAGAAATGACTTGATTGCATTTAATAAAGGAGCAGTTGCATAAGAAGGGAGAATATATATGAACATGAGACTTTCAGAAATTAAAATTCCTGCGGATTTTGAAAGTAACACACCAAACACATCGAAATATTTAAAGTGTGAGAACTACTATAACAAAACAGGAAACCAGGATAGGTACATAGTAGTAGATGAGAAGAATGTTTTAGTAGATGGTTACATAATGTATCTTGTGTTGAAAAGTCATAATGTGGAATATGGTAATGTAAAACGCTTGACGTTGAGAAAACATAAATATACTGATAGACAACGTAATAAATATGGCAAATTAGTTCCACCAGAAAAAGTAATTTCGTATAAAGAGAAACCAACAGTATATATCTACGGGAAACATCCAAATGGAATTACTGACAAAGAGTATGTGTGGAGATTACCAAAATCAAAAGAGAATATGTGTGATGTGTTGTTGCCAGAAGATTTAATTTATTGCAGCACAAAGAATGGAATTGCTCCTGTAATTGTGACAAGAGTTGAGAAACGTGATTCATGGGATACAGATTTGAAAGTAAAAGTTGTTTGTTCAAGAATAATTGTAAGAAACGGAGAATTATTAAAATATGATAGTAAGGATGGATCAGCTAATGTGTAATCATAACTGGGTGTTAATCGAGAAGCCACGACATTTAAAATATGATTATGATGGATTAGAAGTTGTCATTGGTAAATGTCGATGCACAAAATGTAAGAAGATAAAGGACAGGAAGATGATTGGTCATCAGATTGGAAATATATTTGAGGAGACAGGATAAAAGCGTGGTTTCATTCACGTAATTGCAGAAATGCACAGGTGATTTTGCACCTGAAAGGTGAGGTTAAGCACTCACTAAAAGCTATGTAATATATATGATAACTATTTAATTTAACATAGCTACAAAACTTGAAACGTATTGTCATATGAAATTTGAAAGTTTTAAAAATATATCAAAAAACATAATAAAACGTGAGATTCGAGAGGTGACAGAATGAAAGTTAAGAAACTATTAATTGGATTGCTTGTATCTGGGCTGACACTTTCATTTGCAGGATGTGGTAATGAAGTTATAAATGACAGTGTGGAAAAAGTTAGCTCTTATGGACAATTTATAGAAATTAAAAGAAATCATTATGTAGATAGTAGAGCAAATGCTACGGATCAAATATTTATGTATGATAAAGATACAAAAATTGTGTATGTATATACTGAGCGTTCATATTCAACTTCTACAATGCCATATTATGTATTGGATGAAAATGGTAAACAAGAAATAGCAGTCTATGGAGAGAATTATAATGGATAAGGAGAAAGAAAAATTATCTAAAGAGATATTTCTTATTTGTAAGGGAAGATACAATTACGAAAAGTATGGTTCAGTGTTTGATGCAATGAATAAATATTATCATAAACATTATTGTGATGATATTGATCTTACATATAAACTTGCCAATCAGATATTTTTATTCCCTATGGTTGAATGGGTATTGGAGAATCATAGAGACAATAAGTTGCATTCATTGATATATTACATATTTAGCAATAATTTATTTTGGAACGGAGAATGTAATTACGATGAGAACTTATTTAAAAAGATTTTGAGTTGGATTGTTATAATAAATGTAAAACATTATAACGAAGAAATTAATGAATACGAATGGGTTATTGATTTATCTGATTTTGATGGAAAGGATATTGACCTGGAATGATGAAACGAATTAAACAAGGAGAAAACATAGGTGTAGCAATGCAAGTACAAGGCGCAATCGTAAAAATATATCCACATCCACAATTCAAAGATATGTATAGATTTTTTCATAAAGGTAAGCTATGGACTTGTAGTGATTATGCTTTTGATAAGGAATATGAATCATGAAATGGATTAAGAGAAATATAATTCTGTGTCTATTTGGATATGATTTTCCCGATATGTGAGACAGTTCTATAAGGAACAGGATCAAGTGAGAAAATTGTACTCTGATATGTTACATGAAGAAGAAAAATTGTTAAGATGGATAAAGTTAGCAGAAGAAAAGAGGTGTAAATAATTGAGTTGCGTAGGCACTAGAGTTAAATATATTGGTGTAAATTGTTGTATAAAGAATCAAAAAGGAATAATTATTGATGACTACGACATAAAAATGGCGAGGGTTAGATTTGATACTGGTGAAATATATATAGATTAAGAAAATTAAATCTTATAAAGTTAAATTAAAGTGAGGATAATAATATGGCGAAATTAGAAGGATATAAGGCGGTCGCAGTAATAGAAGAAGGAATTGGATACAATAGAAGAGATTATTACTATGCAATTTTTGACGATGGATTTAAGTATGATAAATATGACAATGTTTTAGTTAGTGGCGCAAATCATACTGTTTTAATGATTAAAGATATCATCACACCAGAAGAAGCAAGGGAAAAATTCGAAAAAGATATTACGGCAGAAGTCATCTGTAAAGTTGATTTTGATAGATATAATAAGCGTGTAGAAGAACGAAAAGAAGCAGCGGAACGTAAGAAAGAAGCCGATAAAATAAAGAAACAGATGGATAAAATGGTTGAATAAATGGACAAGAATAAAATGTATGAGTCTTATGCAAGGTTTAATCCTGAGTTAGCGAAGAAATTAAAAGCATACAAGGAGCTGATTGGAGAATAATGAATAAAGAAAAGATACATAAATTTCGTAGGAAGTTAGGCTGGGTTGTTTTTCTGTGTGGGATGGTAGCAAATGTGATAATTTCATGGGGATTTTTGTTCATGAAACCCGTCTTTCATCTGTTATTTTCCATTGCAGCAGGAGTATTTTCGGTCAAATTATTGGCAATTTCACTATTAAAATGCTTTTTAGCACCTATTGTATGGTATGTATTACTATGGATGATAGAAATTATCACGGGATATTTGGGAGATTACTGATGGATAAAGAGAAAGAATTAAAAGAACATATTGAAAAACGTGAACGAATACTCGTGACTTTAATCGTGAGATGAATCGTTTGATATGGAGAATATATAAATATGTGAAAGTGAGGTGAAGCGTAGTGGAAAAAGCTTACAAATATAGAATATATCCAAACAAGAAACAAAGAGAAATTATTGCTAAGACTTTTGGATGTTGTAGGTTTGTATACAATACATATCTTGCAAAAAGAATTGAAATGTATGAAAAGAATAAAAAATCATTTACATATGTACAATGTGCTAACGATATGAAGAATCTTAAATCTGAATTGGAATGGTTAAAAGAAGTTGATTCTACTGCTCTTCAATCCTCTCTTAGAGATTTAGATTCAGCATATCAGAAGTTCTTTAAAGAGCATACAGGATATCCGAAATTTAAATCAAAGAAAATGCATAGATATTCATACAAATCAAAATGTAATAACGGAAATATCCAGTATTGTGATAAACATATTAAGTTACCTAAACTTGGAATGGTAAAAACGAGAAACAAGTTAATACCACAAGGAAGAATACTTAATGCGACTGTATCACAAGAACCCAGTGGAAAATATCATGTATCGCTATGTTGTACTGATGTAGATATTAAGTCATTAGATAAAACAAATAACTCTATTGGTCTTGATTTAGGAATTAAAGAATTTGCTATTACATCTGATGGTGAGATGATTGTGAACCCTAAGTATCTTAAAAAGTCATTAGATAAACTTGCCAAATTACAAAGAGAACTGTCTCGAAAATCAAAAGGTGGTTCTAATCGTAATAAGGCAAGAATTAAAGTTGCAAGACAACATGAGAAAATTGCAAATCAAAGAAAAGATTTTTTACAGAAATTATCTACTGAACTGATTAAGAATAATGATCTAATCTGCATAGAAGATTTACAAGTATCAAATA